GCGAGCAGATCGCGGCGCTTCTAGCAGAAGCATCTGAAGAAACAGCCGAAGTTGAAGAAGTATCGGCAGCCGTAGAGGGTGCAGCAAAGGCACAAGCCAAGCTCGCCCGTATCATGACAATCATCCAACAAAAGAAGGCGCTTAACGATATGAAGACAAAGAACGCTTCAGATCTTAACGCACTCAAGACAGCGGCCCCAGTACCTTCTGGATTCGTTGCAGAAGGCGCAAAGATCACAGGCCAGCACTACCGCGGCAAAGCATTTAAGCAGTTCGGCAGCGAAGCAGGAGCATCGGCGTACAAGGCAGGGCGCCAGATCGCTGCTTACCTCGGCGATGCTAGCTCGGCACAATGGTGCAAGGATAACGGCGTACCAATGCAGAAGACAATGGCAACAACGAGCAACTCGCTCGGCGGATTGACTGTTGTTGACGAACTGGATCAAGCTATCCTCTATTATCGCGAAGAGCGCGGCGTAGCTCGTGGCATCATGGACGTAGTGAGCATGAACAGCGAAACACGCACGGTAAATCGCAACGTAGGCGGCACGGCTGTTTACGCACTCGGCGAAGGCCAGAGCTACACAGCATCAGATGTCCAGTTCAGCGGCGTACAGCTTACAGCAAAGAAGTTCGGTGCTCTCACACAGAACACGATCGAGCTTGGCGAAGATTCATACGCAGCAATCGCAGAAGAGATCGCAAAGGATCACGGCTATGCACACGCTGTGCAAGAAGACAAGGTTGCTTTCTTGGGCGATGGTACATCAACATACAACGGCCTTGTAGGATTGACCGAATCATTCAAGCAGCTTGTAACTGGAGTTGGTGGCACATGGGCCACTGACAACAACAAGGTATATGCAGCCGGCGTACAGGTAGCTTCGGGCGCAACGCTCGCCACTATCACACTAGGCGATATCATCAAGACGCAGGCAAAGGTTGCTACATTCCCCGGAATGAATAACCGCTTCTACGTTCCATCGCAGGTATGGTACGGCACGATTGTACCTCTTATCCAAACATCAGGCGGCAACACAACTACGCAGCTTGTAGACGGCGTAACACGTCAGTTCTTCAACGGTGCTGAAGTTGTCTTCACAGATGAGCTTTACACGCCGCTTCTTACAGCAGAGAACAGCCAGTTCGTACTGTTCTATGGTGATGCTGCTCAAGCTGGTTTGTTTGGCGATCGTCGCGGTCTGTCTATCACAAGCTCGCAAGAAGTTGGCTTCCTGACAGACACGCAATACAACAAGTCCACAGCTCGCTACGGCGTAAACTGGTGGAACATCGGTAACGCTTCAACAACAGCATCGGCACGTCAACGCGGCGCGCTTGCAGCTCTTGTAACAAAGAACTCATAAGGTGACCCAATGAATAACTTGCAAAACGTAAAGGTTGTAAACGTAACGCCGCCTGCCGCTATCCGCGACAATGCGTCCTTCGCTACAACAACGATCGACACGCTCGGCTTTAACAAGGTAGCTATCTACTTTGCACTCGGCGCAACTGATATCGCTATGACTGCTCTTAAGATTCAAGAGTCAGACGATGCAGGCATGAGCGGAGCCGCTGATATTACAGGTGCTGTATACGGCGCAGTAGGTGCTCCGGCACTTCCGAGCGCAGATGATGACAACAAGATCTTTGGATTCTTCATCGATCTCAAAGGCCGCAAGCGTTATCTGGATGTTGTTGCTACGGCTGGTGATGGCTCTGCCGGTACTTTCGGCGCATGCACGGCGCATCTCTACAATCCGCTTACAACAGAAGACAACGCTACGCAACGTGGCCTTGCTGCTAACCTTATCGTCTAAAGTGACATGACTACGGGGCCTTCGGGCCTCGTGGTGATCTCACTTGAAAGCACATGATAACACTATCCAACGCAGGCGCAAGAGTTGATTTGCAGATACGCAAGGGTGGGGCTTTTGCTCGCACGCTTACCTATAAAGTCAACGGCGCAGTACAGAATATCAGCGGATATACCTTCGCGGCTCAAGTGCGTACAGTATCGGGCACGCTTGCCGCTACGTTTACGTGTGCTATCGTAAGCGCAGCAGCAGGCACGTTCAGCATTGCGCTAACCAGCGCAGAGACGGCAGCACTTGTAACCACGACGGAATACAAGTGGGATTTAGAGGTTACGATCAGTGGCGTTGTGACCGAGCTTTTGCGCGGTGATGTTACGGTAGTAGACGAGGTTACCTCTTGAGCATAAGCGTAGTAAATATCAAGCAGGACACATTGGTCGTTGATGTGAAGCAATCGCAACCAACGGTTAATGTGCAGAGTTATGATCTTACGCTTGACATTGCAAGCGGCGGAATCGTCCCTGCGGCGATTGACACCACGCTGGTAGCATCTACGTCACTCTCCGCTTTGCGATGCATTACAACGGACGGGAGCGGCCTTGCAAAGTATGCTACGCCAGACTCGCTTGCTAACGCGGTAGTAATTGGGATTAGTACGACGGCAGCTAACACAGGCGAGAACATCACAATCAAAACAAGCGGACAGATTACAGATGCTTCGTGGAACTGGACAAAGGGCGCAATCTATCTAGGGACTAACGGCGTATTAACGCAGACGGCTCCGACAGGTGGTAGCATCGTAGTACACGTAGCAAAAGCAATCACAGCAACAACACTAATCATCGACATAGACACAATCATTCAAACGGTGTAACATGGCAGAAAAGTATATCAAAAATAACGCGGGACAGCTTGCAGAAGTCGAAGCTACCGTATCATCATCCGGCGCAACGGAAGCGGGCAAAATCATAGCTCTCGACGGATCGGGCAAGCTGGACAATTCAGTATTGCCAACAGGTATTGGGGCTACTGTTAAGGTTGCAGCGACTACCGAGAACCTATCGGCTGGCAACCTCGTAAATCTGTTTAACGATGGCGGCACGATCAAGGCACGGAAGGCAGACGCAAGCAATGGGCGCCGTGCTCATGGCTTTGTGCTAACAGGTGTGACAAGCCCTAACAACGCAACTGTATACCTTGATGGTACAATCACAGGGCTCACAGGTTTGACGCCCGGCGCTGCTTATTACTTAAGTGGTTCAACAGCCGGCGCGGCATCTGCAACGGCTCCGACAACAGCAACCTATATCTCACAAGAGATCGGCATCGCTCTGTCTACAACAGAACTCAACTTTGAAGAACAGCAGCCAATCACACTTGCCTAATGGCTAATCTACGACCGATAACAACCAGCGGCAATCTGTCGGAGTTTTCAAGCTCTGACAGTTTGCTGTTTGGTGCGTCTATTGTGTTAGCAGAACAGGGCAGCAGTCCGAGCACACCGGCATCTGGACTTGCTCTGCTGTATGTCAAGTCAGACGGCAATCTGTATTTCAAGAACGATGCAGGCACGGAAACACAGCTCAACTAATGGCAGATAAAAGACCCATAACAACACCGGCTGCACTCGCAGAGCTAACGAATTCAGATAGCTTAATTGCGGGCGCATCTGCTGTACTATCCGAGCAGGGCAGCTCGCCAGCTACGCCAGCTTCTGGCTATGGCATCGTCTACGCAAAGACTGACGGCAAGTTGTATTTCAAGAACGATGCAGGAACCGAGACCGACTTGACAGCTACTGGAGGTGGTGGGACGAACCCAGTCATCCGTGAATACACAGCTAATGACACATGGACAAAACCGACGGCGGCTAACTTCTGGGGCTGTCTGGTTGTTTGTGTGGGTGCTGGAGGTGGTGGTGGAAGTGGTTTACGCGGAGCAGCATCAAGTGGGAGATCAGGAGGTGGTGGTGGAGGTGGAGGCGCGGCGACATACAGATTTTTACGATCTGCTGCTTTATCATCTGCAACTTACGCTATAACAGTAGGAGCTGGGGGAGCTGGGGGTGCGGCGCGTACTACGGATTCAACTTCTGGAGCAGTTGGCGTTACCGGTGGCGATACATCATTTGGTTCTTTGGTTATAGCAAAGGGTGGAGTGCGTGGTAATGGAGGACAGACAACATCAGGGGGCGGTGGTGCTGGAGGTTCAATTTCAGCGTGTACCCCTGCATTCAGCCCATTTAGTTTAAGGGGCGAATCTGGCGGCTCTGGCCAAGCTGGAACGAATGGTTTAGGCGGCAACGATGGATTTTTTAATGCTTTTGCTGGTGGTGGAGGTGGTGGCGGTGGAATTAGCACATCTAATGTTAGCTATATGGGTGGTGCTGGAGGTGGTGCATATGACGCAGGCCCGCCATTCATTTCTGGTGGTGCTGGGGGCAATACTGTTGGAGCAAATGGTTCAAACGGTAGCAATGTAGCTAATAATATACTTTTTGATACATCGAATTCGACTACAAACGCAATAGGGACAGCAGGTGGAGGCGGGGCTGCTGGTAATACTGCCGGCACTATTGCAGGCGGTAATGGAGGCATTGGTGGCAAGGGCGCAGGCGGTGGCGGTGGAGGCGGATCTACAAACGGCGCTAACTCTGGAGCTGGTGGTAACGGTGGTGATGGCTTGGTTTTTGTAGTCGAGTATTACGGAGCTTAAACGATGGAACCTAAACGATACGCAATGGTCAAAGACAACGTAGTCTATAATACGTGCCTGTGGGACGGCTCGCTTGAAACATGGCAGCCGCCGGATGACGGAACGATTATGATTGCCAACGACTGGGCAGGCATTGGCGACTGGTGGGAAGAAAGCGAAGGGCGCTTCTATCGTGCGATCCCTAATAACGAGGACGTAGTGCAGGAGCCACAGCCATGACCGTAGAGACTATGTTCGGTATCATCATGAGCACCATGCTGGCCATCATCGGCTTTTGGGTTAAGACGCTAGTCAATGACTTTAAGCAGACACGTGACAACGTGATCGCCATGCACGAAGTCATGAGCAACACGACCAACGAGATCATCGCTCTCAAGAAATCAGATGAGCTAATCACACAGCGCATTGTCGAAATCATCGAGCGGCTGGTAAGATTAGAAGAGCGCACAGGCAACACAGACCCCAAACCACGTAAGGCGTACAAGCGTGCTGTCAGATGACCCAATCATATCGAAGGTTGTACTGCGTTATAAGTTCTGGCCCAAGCGGCAGGACTACGTACCACCTATTGAGCGCGTGCCGCTAGCAGACGAATTGCAGCCGCATGTTCCACGTGAAACAAAGAAGCTGAATCTACTGCATTACGTCAGAATGATACCACACTTTTACACAATTATAAAAGGCGTTGCGATGAGCAACTGGAAAACCACAGTTACCGGCATTGTCAAGCTGGTATTTTTTGCGCTTGGCGCATTCGGAATTAGCACCGGTAACCTTACAGAGGGACTTGTACTTGCGGCATGCTATGCTATCGTAGATGCTATACAGTCCTACTTTACAGCAGATGCAAATAAGGGAGCAAAGTAATGATTGATTTCAGCAAGATCAAAAACAAGGCAATCGTAACAATCAATCACGGTGCAAAAGACATTGACGTAGAAGTAGTCAGCGACACGCCGAGCGCATGTGTAGTCAAGCTGCACGACGGTTCGATTATGACCGTAGGCAAGATGCACGTTAAGGCAATCAAGCCAGAGACACCAGTACCATCTGCAATTAAGGAATAAACAATGCCTCTCGTATCGCGCGCAGTAATCAAGCAGGAC